ATAATATCAGAATCTGATTGGATGGCTAATAGTGATGTTACAATGAGTGATGCATGGCGTACATATAGACAAGCATTAAGAGATATAACAAATACATATAGTAGTTTAAATGATGTAGTATGGCCTACTAAACCGGAGTAATAAAATATGGCAAAAACAAAACCAATACTTAGTCAAATTGATGGTGTTACAACAACAGCAAGCGAACTCAATAAACTTGACGGTGTTACAGCAACAGCAAGTGAAATCAATACTCTTGCAGGTATTACTGCAACAACTTCCGAGCTTAATAAACTTGACGGTGTTACGGCAACAACTTCTGAACTTAATTATGTTTCCGGTGTGACAAGTGCAGTTCAAACGCAACTCAATGCAAAAATAAGCATTAACGCAAACGGATCATTAACACTTCCAACAACGACATCAGATCCGACAAGTCCATCGGCAGGGCATAGTTATTTTAATTCATCAACAAAAAAACTAAAAATTTATGATGGTACGAGTTGGGGATCGGTTGTATTTTCTCCGTTAGGAACTGAAAGTAACCCGGCAGGTTCTGCTCTAGAAATCATTGATGCAGGAACAGATGATGGTGATGGTCTCTATTGGTTAAAAAATTCAAATATTAATAACGGCACGGCATTTCAAGCGTATTGTGATATGACCAAAGACGGCGGCGGATGGATATTGTTATTAACTGTAAGAGCTGATGCTGTTGGATATATGGGGTGGAACAATACAACTGTACAATCTAGAAATACCAGTTCTCCAAGTTTACAAAATCCTTATTCTATTTTAAGTTGGGGAGATTATTTAAAGCAGTCGGCATCAGGATGGCAGTGGATGGTAGAAGCAAATGATACATACACTACAAGATACACCTATGGTGGTATATTCACTGCAAATGGATCTTATACAATTAATGGAACAAGCCCAAGCCAAACAAATATAAGCGTTGACGAGTGGTTTAATTTGTCTGGTTTTGTAGAAAACCAGGGTGTAGGACCACGTGTGCCTTGGCGCGACACGTCTCAATCTCAGTCTGGAGTAGCATTATACACAACATATCCTGGCACATCTTCATGGTGGGGGACTATAGTCCAAAGTGATGCGAGCTACAGTAGTTATAAAACCGGACCTTGGATTTCAGGAACGTTCCAAGCGCCGTTATATAAAAGAGTTTGGATTAGATAAGGAAATGTATTATGACAACTAAAACACAATTAAATCCTAGTCCATTATACGAACAATGGTTGGAATCAGCAAATAAATCAGAATTTATTGCAAGTCTAGATGATATGGCTCGTGAAGAATTACTAGCAGCAAACAGTCACCAATATTATCGTGAACAAGAATATCCACCAATTGAAGATTATTTAGATGCGATAGTTAAAGGCAACGAAACACAAAAACAAACATACGTTGATAATTGTTTAGCAGTTAAAACAAAATATCCTAAAGTGTCGGAGTAAAGTATGCGTTTACCAATGACCAGTGATGAATATGAAGGCGAATTCATTATTCATTCTACTACTTTCGAACAAGGAAAGAGAATTGAAGAACGCGAGTGGATACCTCGCACAATTCACAACGATAGTCACACCGGGCATGCAGTTATTATTGGCAATGGATTATCTAGACAATTAGTTGATACACACTTATTAAAAACACATATGGGTGGTATGAAGGGTGAGCGCAGAGCTCAACTATATGGTTGCAACGCATTGTATAGAGATATGAGTCCTGACTTCCTAATATCAACTAACCCTAATATGGTTGAAGAGATTGTTGAAAGTGGATATACTGATAAAAATATAGTGTACACTAATGCACAACAGGCAGTTAAGTATCCAGGAAAGTTTCATTTAATTCCACAAAATATGCCATATAATGCTGGTTGCATTGCGACTTATATTGCATGCTTTGATAAACATGAACGCATATATCTATTGGGGTTTGATGGACAGCCTGAGTTGGGTATGAACAACAATATATACGCTGACACCGAAAATTATAATCCAATGCATGCAGAAGTAAAGGATGTCAAGTGGTTACGCAACATGGAAAAATTGTTCAGTGCATATAATGAAGTTGATTTTATTTGGGTTCACCCAAATCCAGAATATAATTTCCCAGATCAATGGCGTTGGCACAAAAATGTTAGATTTATGACTACTAAAAAGTTTGTGGGTGAACTTAGTATAGGTGTTATGAGAAACGACGTTTAAATTACAATACGCCAGTTTTCAGGCAAGTATTCGCCTTCATAACTCTTAAGCCATTGTGTACCAGTCCACTTGTATTGAATATTAGTTTTAGCGTTTGTAACATATTCAATATCTTCAACAGTTGAATTATCAAAAGCAATAGTCCACTCTGTACCATTCCATTCAATAATATCATTTGCACTTGCAATTAAATCAACACCGGTTGTACTTTTCCAGAAGTCAGGCCCGTCGGTATTATCTGCATCGCCAATATCTTCAAGTATTAGATATCTTGTGCCAACGTTTTTAGTTAAACTGTTGGTAACATTACTAGGTTTAATAATAGCATCTATAGCAAGTAGTGTGTTAGTGGGTATACTATCAGGATCTACTGTTATAAGCAGTATATGAGGGTCTACGGGGTGATATGCTATAGTTCCTACAACTTCTCCACCCGACTCTAACGCAAAGCGCAATTGTGTAATGCCAGGATTAATTGGCCCGTACTGTTCTAGTACTGCCCGCCACTCTGCCTTATCAGCACTGTTTTTTAATATCTGACTAGTGTGTATATCATCACCTGTTGGCTCTGCACCATAATCCACAAGTTCTGCTTGTCCATTTAATAATATTGCACCGTATCGTCCTGGTGTAACAACTAGACGCTGTCCAAGTGCTAGTCCGTCATTACCAATTGCTTCTGCTAAGTCGCCCTGTGCATCGTAAATGCTGTTAATAATTTTATGGATAACGCCCATCTTCTTAACTTTGGCAGGCATACTCAACCATATAGGCATTTCAAATGTTAGAGTAGCAACATCTATTGTGTCTTCTGGCCCAACAGGAATACTTCTACTAGTAAAGTTAACGTCAGTTAGTTCAACATAACTTAAACTAGTCCAATCCACATAGTTGTCTGTACTCTGTATTTCGAGTGCAGGATTAAACAAGCAAAGCATTTGTTCTAATAGTTGTAACTTCATTTCTGTATTTGTAGTCCATATGTCTAAGTTCATTGTTAGATCATATGGTACAGGCATGTGTCTTTCAACTGTTACTGCATTGCTCTGTGTGCGACTATATGTTTCAGTATTTTCATTATACTTTCTCTGACGCACATGTAACTTGTCAACAAAGTTGGGTTCCTGTACACGGTCTCTATTATACTTCATTGCACTGATATAACAGCTCATAAGTGGAGAACTCATTGTTTTGTTCTCACTATTATCACGCAATATATTTGCAACGTTGCGACTCATATCACCATAACGAACAGGAACAGTTACCGTGTCCCTAACACCATTTGCGTCAGGCGCACCCATTTCAACTTGAAAGTTACTAAACATTCTTACAAATTGTAATAAGAATCTGCGTATTTGATTATCATAGAAAAACTGTCGAGCCATTAGTATTCCTCTACTGCAATAATTTTAGCTTTTGGTGTTAAATATTCCCAAACTGATTCGTTTGTGTGAGGCTCACCCGCCCAGTATGCTTTTGCAGCTCTTTCAACTTCTGGACTGTTAATGTCGTAACCATCGCCTATTAACATACTAATTTCACTACCCCAATTAATATCGTGTTTTTGTACAGGTCCTATTGGCTGTACTGTAAATAACCATTCAGTGCCGCCACCTGCTAAATCAACATCTTCGTCATTTGCAACCATAAACACACTTTGATTATGTGCTAGCATGTTGTTAGGACGATACTTTTCAAGCGGGTGATAAAAGTCTGTAGCACTCCAATCGTTTTCATAGTCGTCACGTGGTGTTAGTATTGTACCAACTGGCAATTCCTCATTGCTACCGTGATAATATGTAGTTTCAAACTCGTACAGTCTCATTAATTATCTGCCTCTGGATCTAGTGCATCGCTTAAACCTTGGCGACTATTGTATGTATTACCTGATGAGTCAGTATACTGAGCATTGTTATTAACAAATGAATCTTTTTGTGTACTACCTTCGCCACCTGTAAGTGAAGTACGAACAGCATCTTCAACCTTAACCCAACGTCTGCCATCAAAGCGGAATAGTCTATTAGGTGTAAAGTCTAATCTTAATACAAAGTCCCCAATGCTAGGGTTACCGGGGAATTCAATACCAGGTGTAACAGGATATCCATTAGGTGCTAACCCGTCACCGGTTAAGTAACCTTCATATCCTTCTTGCATTGGTGTTGCTGGAACTTCATCAACTGTAACTAGTGTGCTGCTGGCTTTTATAAGTCCGTTATCAGCACTTTCTTCTTCGTTAGGATCAACAGGTGTACCGTCTGGTAAAGTGGGCACTACATAGAACGAACTAGTATCGTAGCCACTCTTTGGTACTTCCTTTTCAGCTTGTGCAATAATTGCTTGATTGATTTCAAGCTCTTTCTTGTAAGTGCTTAATAAATCTTTCAGTGTACTGTCAAGGTCTTGCCCGTCTTGTGTTTGTGCAGGCTGGTTAAAGATATCTTTGTACTCTTGACTGTCTACTAATGGTGTACACTTAACACGCCAAATATGACTGTACCACGTTGGCGAAAATCCTTCCGCACTATTGTTTGCATCTTGTACTACATAGTATCTACGCAAACTTGCTGGTAAGTCCGTGTTTAGCGGATAAAAATCTCTTAGATGAGGTAATTCAAAAACATCACCACTTATAAGTTTACGACCTAACATGTCAACCATGTCATTTAAATGGAAACTGATAAACAGTGTATCATTTTGTAAAAACAAACCAAATTGTGTTAAATCAAAATCAATATCACTTACGTTGTAGATACCTCTTAGTTGGTATATGCTACTATCATACTTGCGATCACGGTTTTCAAGGAACAATAAGTCCTGAATGTTTTGTTCGCTCTGAGTACTATAGGCAGGCTGAGTTGCGTCAGTACCAGCATTGTTGCTAGTATCTGGACCCAAGTACTTGTGAATATTGATACCAGTGCCGCCAATGGTAAACATTTCACGAATTCTATTGTCAAAGAATTCATAATCTTTACTACGTTCTGGTTTCCATAATGATAATCGTGG